AGTCACCATTACGGCGTGAGTACAGAGAAGTAGGCTCAATCGAGTCCCAAGTCGTTACTCTTGCAGAACCATCTTGTAACTGTGCCTTTGTATCAAATACATAGGTCATCTTAGTAACAGGCAAGTTCAACAAGTAGAAACCGTTAGATTCTGAGTAAACAGCCTTGATGTTTGCCAAGACTTCAGAACTTACATTGGTCATTAAGTCATTACGCACGTTCTTAGACAAGTCTCGCAAAGGTGCAGACTTCTCTTGAATAGTACGCAATAAACTACGCACACCACTGTTTGACAAGAAGATGATGTCAGTGCCAGTCGTAGCAATAGAGTCTCTAGACAAGCAACCAATCTCTGCGATGGTGTCAGCCAAAGCCATAGTCGAAGGCGTTGTAGCACCTTCATAAACCAAGATTTGACGCTTGCCAAACACAAAGAAGTAATTGTTATGAGCAGCCAAACCCATAATCTGATCTGCACCGTTAGGCCAAACCCTAGATACATCTAACGTGCCTGAAGTGCCACCAGTCCATACATGACCAGCCAACAAGTCAGAGAAGGTGATAGTCACGTTGTCAGTAGATGTTTCAGCAACCCACAAGCGACCAAAGGCAGAAACAACAATGTTGCCAAGTGGCACAGTACCAGCATATCCAGACTTCTCTGACACTCTGCGGTATGTAGATGTACTTACAGCGGGGTCATAAATCAGTGGAGTATGACCAAGCTGGAAGAAGTAAGTGATGCCATTCAAGGATGCACACTGCCAGTTACTAGCTGTGATGGTAGGAGCAGTACCCCCTCCCCCATAGGTCAACTCGACAACAGCATTGGTTCCATCCAACTTGAACAGTTTGTTGTTGCCAGCAAAGAGGGTAGTCAAAGTACCGTCAACTTGGACTAATTCATGGATAACACCAATGTTGTTTGCGCCAAGATTGCCTGAAGACGAGTTAACCCTTGACCAACCCTTGCGTGAACCAACACGACCATACTGGTCAATAACGCAATTAGTGGCAATAGACGCAAACCCAGACACCAAATCTAAAGGCGAGTCTTGGGTATTCAGCCCGAAAAAGCCGGGGGCTGAGATGCCATAGATCATCAATGGCTTGCTCATATAGCCACAAACTCCTGATTTTCAGGGTAACGAGTGCCTTCCAAAGCAATGTAATCAGACAACATAGACTTGTACAACAAGAATGCTTCTGAAGAACTCAAGCCACCATCCTCACCACGCTCAACCAAAGCACGAGCATAAGCATTCTGGACAACCAAAACATCAGGAACAAGCACTACAGTCTGGTCTAAAGTCAATGTGGCCTGTGGCACTGACAAGCTAAATGGGATGGTATACACGCCATCAGGACGAGGGTAAATATTTACCTTGGTGTCGTAGCTTCCATTAACGCCATCAAAGGCATATTCTGAAGGAATGCCACTGACAGGAGTAGAGAAATTCTGTTTGCGGTTCATTGACGCAAAGTCAATGTTCTTCATGCCAATATTGCTAGTTGTGTTCAGAACATCAATAACTTGAAACTTCTGACCAGAACCAGTCAAGGCATAGGAGTAAGTACCAGCCGATGTGGTGATGGTAATTGTTGTACCCAAGATATTCCACGAGAAAGCATCTTCAATCTGACGCTTTGCATCATTGACAAACTTGCCAATCAAAGTGGAATAGCTTGTTGCAGTAACGGTTGCTACAGTTGGTTCACGCAACCGAATTAAGACATCGTTTACAAGTTCTAGGTATGTCATCTGCTTTTAGCCTTTGCTTTGTTCCTTGCGGATATAGCTTGAGCTTTTGCCTTTGCGTCAGCTTTGGAGTTAGCACCCCAAGCCTTTAGCGAAAGAAGCAGTCTTGTTGGTTCACCTTTCTTGTCGTATTCAGGGCCATCATTGCCACTCATACGAGCCAAGAAACTTGCTCTGCGGGGGTTATCCCCCGACTTTACTGGTGCTTTGAGATTGCCACCAGTTTCTGCATTATAAGATGCTCTCCCCTTGGCATTCAAGCCGCCACGAGGATTTTGACCAGCTTTTGTTTGCCAAGTGGGAGATTTCATAATTAACGGCGTTTTAGGAATTTACTTGACAATCCACCAACCAATCTGCCGACAGGTTTATTGGCTTGTGATGCGACCGCTTTTTGCAATGCTGGTTTTTTTGCAACAGCAGTTTTGACATTAGCAGCCATTGACTTTACTGAAGACCGAAGGTTGCTCAGAGGTGCTTTACTAGGAGATTGTGCAACAGCACCGCCTAAAGCTGGTTGAATTTGCTTAGAAGCAGCAACAGCACCACCAAGCGCAGGAGCCATCTTTTTTGGAGCAGCAGCCACAGCACCCCCCATAGCAGGAGCCATTTTCTTACTTGAGGCAATTGCGCCACCACGAACCAATTTTTTCAACATTTTCATATCTATCTCCAGTTAAACTTACACAAACTTACACAGCCTTTTTAGGCTTCTTTGCAGTCTTAGCCGCCTGTTTGAAGTCAGCGGCTGTAGGTGCGGCTTTAGAACCTACCTTGTTCATCTTTTCACCAGAACCAGCTTTGATTCTGGCTTGTTTGGCGTTAATTGAGGCGTAGAGTCCTTGTTTCATTTCTTTTTAGCCTTTCCTGCTTCTGACAACGCAATCGCAACAGCCTGTTTAGGGTTTTTTACGACTTTGCCACCCTTACCAGAGTGCAACTCACCAGCTTTAAATTCACGCATTACCTTGCTGATTTTGGCTTGTGCTTTGGTCTTTTTCATAGGGTTATCCCTTAATACATGATTTTGGCGGTAATCGTGCCAGTTACATAAACTGTGCAATTTGCTCGCAAATACTTGGGAGCATTGGCAACTGTAACGAGTCCATCAGCAGTTAAAGCAGTTCCAATGGTTGACCAATTTGTACCGTCAAGGCTACCTTGCAAAGCAACAGTGGCAGAAGTAATGCCACTAACTTGCAAGAATGCTGGTTGACCAGCGTCAGCCTGAACTGCTGTAGATGCACCTGTTGCGACAACAGCACTAAGAAGTGTGATTGGATTGGTTAAAGATGACATTATTTACCTCTTGAAGATTTCTTCATCATGTTGGTAGCTGTACGACCACCACGCATGGGCATACCCATTTTTGGCTTGCCAACAGCAATCATGACAGTCACAGGGACACCCTTTTTCTTGCCATACTCTTTGGCTTCTTTCTCGCCTTTTTCAGAGTAGGGAAACTTCTTTTTTCCGACCATAGGCATAGCGTTCTCCTTATTTCCAGATACGATCAACAATAAAGGTAACGATACCGCCCATGAAAGAAGCGATAGTCATACCCATCCAAAAACCACCTTTACCCTTGTTGGCAAGTTCCAACAGGGATTTGACATCAGCACTCAATAAGTGCATCTCCTTCTGGAGAGCCTCGACTTGAGCTTCTAATTTGCCAAAATCTCTGGCATCAATATCAGACATTTACAACCTTTCGGGGTCTACCCATACGTTTAATTGTGGGAATGACAGGCGCACGAAAGGCGGTATCTGTACGCACAGAATCATGAGACTCTATGGTTACTTCTGGCTCATCTACCCTTACATAACCTTGATGACCCTTCATGGAGTCAATGTCATGTTGCAAGGTAAAAGTCACGGTATTACCCGACTGGAGACAACGAAAAGTAGCCATAAAACCCCTCAAATGAGAAAGGGGGGACTAGCCCCCCTATCATTAAACTACAGCACGACCGATGATGAGTTGCAATGTAGTTGAAGCCAAATTAACGTCACCTGCTGTTGGGTTGTAGCTAACGATAGTCACAGTGTTAGCGGCTGAAACATAGGCTCTACGAACCAAGCCAGCTTCACTGACACCAACTGACATACCAAGAACCATGTCACCCAAAACCACGCCCGGAACAGTTACTGTGTCTGTAGTTGTAGCAGTGGTAGCAATTAATGCCGTATCCAAAGTACAAGCTACATCCCAAGTGTCTGTAAACAGGCCACGAAATTGATCGTTTCCACGGCGGGAAACTACTGCTGTTGCTGCTGCCATTTTGATTTCTCCTAATTAAGTTAAAAAAGTCCCCCCACCACTAGGGCAGGGGGCGCAACTGCAATTAGCTAGGAACAACCAAAGCGAACATAGAAGAAGACTTAGCGGCTCCAGTAGAAGCGGCACTACGCAAGGCGGCTACGCCATACAGAGTGTCACTTGTGAACAGGGTTGCCAAATATTCTTGCTTGTATTGCACTTGTGAACGGACACCAACTTGCTCAACCAGAACCATAGAGTCCTTGTGACCCATCAAGCAGACACGAGCAATAGCAGAACCAGAAGCAGGGAATGCTTCGGTTGCAGATGCAGAGTCAGCATTGCTGGAGGTGAACACAGGGATACCATACAGGTTACCGATTTCACCGTTACGGATAGCATCGCCATTACCGACAAATGCTTGTTCGGTGTAACGAGCCAAGCCCATCAGGGTGTTGCGGCTTGATGGAGGGATGATAAAGAAACGATTGTCCATAGGAGTATCGTTGTCATCCAAACGCTGAATAGTGCGGCGAATAGCGGCATCAGTCAGGGCGGAAGCGTTACCAGTGTTGGTGTTAGCTGTGTAGTCAAAGGTAGTTGTACCGTCACCACCGATGAAGGCAGAACCGTAACGTGCGCCAGAAGAACCACCGTTAGCCAAACGACCCAACTGAATCAAGTCGGTATCAACTTGACGAGACAGGGCGTAACCAGCATCAGAAGTGTAGAACTGACGCATAGAGTTCAGAGCTTGTGCTTCAACGATGTCCTCAATCAAGCGGCTATATTCATAGTGCTTGTTGATAGACACAGTGACTTCAGACTCAGTAGCGGCAATCAAAGTGACTGCTGACTCAGCAGCTTTAGCAGAAGCAGAACCACGAGTAGGTGCAGGAATGTGAACGGTGTCACCTTTCTTGCCCTTGAAGTTCATCTTCATAACGAGGTTAGCAAGAACCAAGTTTTTCTTGTAAGCCGCTACGATTTCATCTGACCAAATCTCTGGGATGAATGTTGCGCCAGTGAGGGTAGTTACCGAATTGGTGGGGGAAAATGATGTTGCCATGTTGTATCTCCAATAAAATCAAAAGTTAAGTTATTTGACTCGTCCCTCTGCGTATGCTTGCATGATTTCATCACTCAAAGCATCGTAGCGGTTCGGGTCTTGCATCTTCAGCCGAATAAGGTCAGCCCTTCGGTAAACTCGTTTTCCAGATTCACCAGTACCACCAACATCTACAGATGCGGCTTTGAGATTAGTCTTGCGTTGGGCTTCCCCTGCATCACTAGTCTGTTTAGCCTTAACACCCTTCAATTGCTTGTAGGTACTGAGCAGTTCGTTAGCACTGTCATAGTCATATTCACCATCAGCTTTAGCGTACAAACCAATGCGAACAGGAGAAGATTTCACCCAATTCACAAAGTCTGCATCCTGAGCAATCTGACCGAAATCAGGGTGTTCAGCCGCCAGCTTTTGCTGAATCTGCATCTTTTTGAACTCAAGAGCCGCTTGGCGACCCGCAAGGACATCAGGATGGTTATCAACAGTCTTACGAACAGCCGCCTGTGGATTCTCGAAAAAATCTACTTCTGGCTCGTCCTCTTTAACAGGTTGAGACTTTCCCGCAAGGTTCTGCTTAATGAGTTCATCCGCTAATTTGCGTACTTCCCCCACTTCTTGAGCTTGCTTGCCAATCAGCTTTTCAGCCTCTTGGTGCATCTTGATAATGTCTGACAGTTCTTTACCCCGATACTTGTCGGGAATGTCATCACTAACTTGCTCAACTGTGGAATGAAGTTTCTGCTTTTCAACGACTTCTAATTCACTTTGCAACTCGTCTGGGTTATCAATCAACATTGTTTTTTCCTTTTTCCTGCCACTTTTGGGTTCTAGGAGATCACAACGGCATAAATGCTTATGTTGTGGCTTTGCGCTCTGCCGCTAACTTTTCACGGTGTTTATGGTCAAACTGCATATGTGCAGTTGGGAAATGACCTGACCACCCTTCCAATTTAACGCTAGGTGCGCTCATGATGCGACTGGCTGAACCACCGCACTCACACTGAACAGATTGAGTCTCATAAACACAATACCGTTCAATCTTGTGTCCGTTTTCACAGACAAATTCATACATTCTTTTCATTCAATTCCTCGTAGGCTCGTTCGCTGACCTCTTTCAAGGTTTTCAGCCAAGTCAAGATGGAAAGTTCACCTTTTCTGAACATCAAGGTCTTTTCATCAGGAATAACGCTTATATTATTCAAGGACTCTATCATATTGTCAATGTCAATAGTCAAGTCCTTCCAGCCCTCCATGCTCATCATGTCAAAGCGGGATTCATAGTAGCGTTGAAGTTCAGGTGTCATTTTGGGATTCTTCTTTTGGAATCTGTGGCTCTGCCTGTTCCTTGATCTTCATAACCAATGGGAAAGCACCTGACTTGGTAGGAAGTTCACCAAGTACATGGAGAATGTTATTTACATCCTCAAGAGTCAATTTAAGAGTCAATTCCAAGGCAAACCCCTTGCTGTTTTAGGTGCTTTTTGTTCTGCAATCTGAGCCGCTAGAGCCGCTTCTGTTGCGTCCTTATCCACACCATTTGCCCAAATCCAACCAAGGACTTGTTCTTGTGTCAGGTCGGCATAGTCCACGGT